CGTATGGGTGATTTTAAACACTCAGACGCACCAGACGCTAAAGGTAAATTTAAAAGTTTATCACCATCAGCTTTGGCAAGTTGGATGATAAAGTCTCGTAAAGGTAACTTGTCAAGAATTATTAGTAGTTTAAATCAACAAGTTGTTTTTAATAGAGGTAAAAACCCTAGCTATGCTCGTAAAATGAAAACAACTATGAATATAGTTAGAAAACGTTTAGGTAAAAAGAAAGATGAGTAAAGCATATAGAGGTGTTTTAAAAGCTCGTATATCAAAGTTATACGGTGGTGATGTTACTATTAATAAAGCTAGAAGATTAAAAGCTAGGAAAGATGCTACTGCTAGAGATAAACAACTAGCTAATTGGTTTATTAATATGCAGACTAATAGACCTTCACCCGCTAAAAAACGTAAAGATCCAGTTGTAGGTACTGGTAAAAAACCAAAAGGTAGCAGTAGACGTTTGTATACTGATGAAAATCCTAAAGATACTGTTAGTATTAAATACGCTACAGTAGAAGACGCTAGAAAAACAATAGCAAAAGTAAAACGTATTAACAAGCCATATGCTCGTAAAATACAAATATTAACCGTTGTAGAGCAAAGGTCTAGATTTGGTGGTAAACCAAAACAAGCTGCAATGGCTAAAGCTGCTAAAAAGCAGTTAAAAAGAAATAAAAAAAATGTTTAAAGATTTTGATATAAGTAGTTTTAAAAAAATGAAGCCGCCAGGTAATAATACTTTTGACACTATGCAAGAAATTAAAGCATTAAAAAAAATACCTATAAGAAAAACTTTTGTAAAAGAGTTTGATAATCAAGAATCAGCGTTTAAAAAAACAGCTGATAGAGAAGGTATAGAAGACTATGACAATAGTGTAGCTAAAAAATTAATAGAAAAATCTGCACCTGTTATATTAAAACTAAAAAAACATTTTAATAGACCAAGACCAAAAGTATTGGCTAAAAAAATGAATATTAAAATGAAAGATATTGAAATGGCTTCAATGAAGACACCTTCATATCCTTCAGGACACTCTACACAAGGCGTGTTAATTGGTTTAGTGCTAGGTGATAAATATCCTAAAGCTAAATCAGCGTTTATGAAAACTGCTAATAACATATCTGACAGTAGAAACGTCGCGCATGCACATTACAAAAGTGATAGTGACATGGGTAAAAAATTAGGAAAATCAATGTACAACCATATAAAAAACAAAATTTAAAATGAAAAAAAAATCAATGGCTAAAAAGAAAATGCCTATGACAACTGTTAACGGTAAAAAAGTTCCTGCTTTCGCTGCAGATGGTAAAGGAGCTGGAGATCTTAAAAAATCAGCCGCTAAAATGAAAAAAGCACCTATGAAAGTTACTGCTGCTCAAAAGAAAAAGTTAAATCCAGGTTTATTAGCTGCTATTAAAAAATCTGAAGGCTCTGCTGCAAAAATGAAAAAAGCTGCAATGAAATTAAAAAAAGAGTCTGCTATGAAATTAAAAAAGTCTATGGCTATGTTAAAAAAATCTATGGCTACTATGAAAAAAGCTTCAGCTATGAAAATGAAAATGAAAAAATCTGCTGTAAAAATGGGGCATAAATCTCCAGCTAAAATGGGTCATAAGAAAAAATAATGTACGTACAAAAAAGTAATCCTTTTAAAAAGGTAAAACGTACTAAGGCAAAAGGTGGAGGTACAACAAAAGTATGTCTGCCTAAAGCTAAAATAGCTAGTATGAGTCAGTCTGAAAGACAGGCTGTTATACGTGCTAAAAGAAAAGCTGGTAAAGCTGGTAAGTACAAACGCTCTAGTAAAAGTAATGTTACTGGCACTAGTAGTGGTGGTAGTTTAAAAACATGGGTTAAACAAGACTGGAGACAAGTTGGTAATCCAAGTAAAAAATGTGGAGAAAAATAATTAAAAAAAATAATAAAATATGGCTACAACAACGGCAACAATAACTTTAAATAGTACTGATTTATTATCAGATGAATTAGCTTTGTCTACTACAGCTACATTAACATCAGCTGGTACCTCAACTGGTTTAACTACAGCAGAAGGATTAAGTAGAAAAAAGACTACAAGTGCTAGTCAATACACCTTATTTTCAGCTTCTAGTTTTACAGATGATAAAGCTCATAAAGTATATTTAAAAAATACAGAGACTACAGCTGGTTTATACTTTTTAGTATCTATACATGATGTAGAGATTGGTAGATTATATGCTGGTGACTGGGCTTTAATACCTTGGTCAGCTGACACAACTGGTGATAATGCAGATTTTAAAATAACACCTAGCTCAAGTGCAAGTCACACTTTAGAGTACATGTTATTTACAGATTAATAATAAATATATAAACAATAAATAAATATGGCAACAACAGCAACGATTACATTAACGAGTGCAGACATTGCTGGTGATCCAGTTAATGTCTCTAAAACAACTACTTGCACAAAAGCAGGTACAACAACTGATTTAGATCAGACAACTGGATTAAATAGAGTACATTTAAGATCAGCTACAAATAAAGTTTTATTAGCGTCAAACGCTGAAGGTAATGATTTAGCAGCTAAAGTTTATGTTATAAACAAAGCTACTGATCCTTCTTTATATGTTACAATAACTATAAACGCTCAAACAATAGGAAAACTTTATGGCGGTGACTGGATGTTTATTCCTTGGAGCCAAACAGATACTAGCGCTAATATAGAAGTAGCAGCTACAAACTGGACTTCTTCAACTGGTGATATACCTGTAGAATATGCTTTATTCCACGAAGATACTGATTTTTTAACTAACGCATAAAACAAATAAATATGGCAACAACAACAGCTAACATAACATTATCAAGCGATATTGCTGATAGCACTGTATCTGTATCTAATCAAACTGAATTATATAAAGCAGGTACTACTACTGGATTAACAACAATGACCTCAGTAACAAAAGTATTATCAAGTACTGATCACGTAGATTTAATTACTACAGGTAGTGTATCAACAACACACGCGTATGTATATATAAACAACCCTTCAACAGATCACACTGAATATTTTAATATTCATATAGGTAATGCTGTTGGTAGTGGTACTTACGACGATGGTACTTTACCTACTGAAGAAATAGGTAGATTATATGGTGGTGATTGGATGTGGTTTCCTTGGGATGTAGATGATGACATTACTATAAAACCAAGTGTAGCTACTGATATGACTGTAGAGTATCAAGTATTTAGCTAAAAATGTCTAGCTATAAAAATGTAACAGGCACGTCTGCGGTAGAATTATTAAGCAGAGGCAGTAACTATAATAATATAACTTCTATATTACTAAGTAGTGTGCATGCTTCTACCGCAGCAACTGTTGATTTATTTATACAAGACTCTTCTCTAAATACATATTACTTTATAAAAGGTACATCTATACCTTTAGGTACTTCTTTAGTACTAACTGATAATCTTCAGTTTAACAATACTAGCAGTGGCTATGCACTGTTTATTACTCTTTCAGCTGGCTCAGTTGACGTTCACATAAAACAAGACTAAAATGATAAGGTATATTGGTAAGCACATATTTGATTATGTTGCCAGCTTTCGTCAGAACGTTGGTATAGGTACCGATACCCCGAGTTATAAACTAGACGTAGTTGGTATAATAAATACTGATTCTAATTATAGACAAGGAGGTGTTAAAATTTTAGGTAGAGAATCTAGCAATACTATTTTAGAAGCTGGTGGATCTAATGATATAATATTTGAAAATAATTCAAGTGAAAATGTTAGAATAACTTCTACCGGTAACGTCGGTATAGGCCTAACAAGCCCGAGCGCTAGATTACAAGTTTCAGCTGCTGGTACTACATCTCAAGAAATAGCTCATTTTGGAAACTCTAATGACGTTGGTAAAATTAAATTACAACTTGACGGTGTTGGAAGCTCTAAACAAGTAATGCTTGACTCAAGTAATAATGAAGATATAGTTTTAAACACGCAAGGTGATTCTCATTTTATAAATAATCTTGGTATAGGTACTGCAAGCCCTACTCATAAACTTGAAGTGAGAGAAGGAGATGTACATTTTGAAAACACATCATCTTCAAATACTTTTGTTGACGCTAAAGGATCGTCAGCAAACGCGTACTTTAGAGCGTTTAGTGATTCAAACTCTGTTTGGTTATATCAAGGTGGTACATCATCATACCTTTCAGCACAAAGTGGTTCAACTTTAAGAATAAACTCTGGCACAACAAACTTAATTTTATCTGATAACTCAAGTGAAGTAATGCGTTTGTCTAACGATAACGTACTCATTGGAACAACAACCGATAACAACTCAAGATTAAGAATTTTAGGAGCAACTTCTGACGCTACAAAAAGTGCTTTAGAAATTAGAGACTCAAGCG